ACCTTTAACATAATTTCTACCATTAACCATTAAATTTCTTAAACGCGATATTTTATCCGTTAATCTAATAGCTAACCCAGTTAATGAGAATTTTTTATCATCGCTATTATTAACGATATCTCCACCTAATGCTATATTATTTAACCCATAATCCATATGTTTACGAGCAAACATTTCATACATTTCATCTTGTATGTTTTGAAATTCGTTTGATAAATCTGGATATTCTTCTTCAAAAATAGTTATGATTTGGTTTGCTTCATCATCCATAAATTCTTGTATTTTTTTATCTGGATATTTGGAATCCATAATTTCTCTATCACTCATAGCTATTTCTTTTATTTTGTTACCAAAATGACCCTCATTTTCTTCTAAATATTTTGTTACTGAGCTACCCATTTAGTAATCCTTTAGTATTAAAATATTTGGCTAAAGTTGATAGTCTATCATCAGCATCAACCAACATAATAAGTGCTTCTTCAGCATTTTTATAGAAATCTTCTGTGGAGTGATCTCCTATACCAACTGATTTGTTACCTAATAACTCAAGTGATAACATGGCTTTTGCTTTATCTGCTTGTGCAGATGTTTTTAACATATCGTATAATTTGCTCATTTTAGTAATTTTTTTATTTCTTTAGTTTCTAATCCTCTGTTAGTTAATATACGACTAATTTCTGTGGTAGCCAATATATTTATATATTCTTTTGATTCTTTACTTGAACATTGAAAGTAATCTTTGATATGGTCTATTAAATCTTTATTAGATTGTTTTACTTTAGATTTAACATATTTACTCCATTTATTATTTTTAGGAATAAATTCCTTATATATGTTGTAAATCATTCTTTTTTCCTGTGGAGGAAAATCTTGAACATAATTTACAATTTCTAAGTAATCAGAATTCATAGATAAAAATCTATGTATCATATAACTATTCCAAACCTCCCAATCTTTATCTGTAAAAGATTCAACTGGGGGTTTGGTGTTATTAATTGCTTTTAACCAATCAAAGATATTTTTCATTAAAGAGTATAATCTTTATATTCTTCTCTTAATTCCTTTGGAATTGATGATTCTAGAATTTTCTTAGTAGATGGGTCATAAAAAACTGGTATTGGAAGTAAAGCATCCTCGTCTGTACCCATTACAAATTTAGATACTGTTCTTAATAATACTCCTTGGTTAAATAAAATACCCCCATCAAAGTTTTCAATAGATGTTGTATTCTTTAAATCAATAGGTGGTCCTTGTTGTTGTTGCATAATTATTTATTATTTAATATTTGTTGAATTAACGACATTGTATTTATTTCCTTGTCGATACGGAAATTTGCTTTATATTGGTGTTCATTTATTAAAATAGATGCTGTACCTTCTTTATCTGGTAAATATTCAGATGATCTTTCGTATAAGGCTCTAAATAATTCATCAAAATCATCTACATTAGCATCTGCTATAATTTGACGTATGTCATTATAACAATCTACTTTGTTATGTTTAGATCCTTCTGTTAAAGCATTAATTACTTTATCTATGTAATTAGATGATACTAATATTGATTGGTCTAAGTTAAGATATAAATCATTTGCAACACCATCTACAGTTGATAATTGTATAGTATTAATACATTTACGTAAATCAGGATAATATTGATTAACTAAAGGTACTAAATCATTTATGTCGTGTTCAATATGCTCTTGTTGTAATATCCAATTTAAATGTTTAGCAACATCTTTTTTAGTTGGAGGTACAATTTTAAGTACTTGACATCTGGATTGTAGGGGATCAATAATACGCTCTATAAAATTACAAGTCATAATAAACCTTGTCGTACGAGAGAAAGTTTCAATAATATTACGGAGTGAAGCCTGCGCTTGTATAGTAAGAAAATCAGCTTCATCCAAAATGACCACTTTAAGTGGTTTAAAAGAAGCAACGCTCGCAAATCCTTGTACTTTATCACGAATCGTTTCAATACCTCTTTCATCAGAGGCGTTAATATAAAGATGATCGCAATCAAGATTTTGAACACAAAGTTTTGCCAAAGTAGTTTTTCCTGTACCAGCGGGTCCATAAAATATTAAATTTAAAATATCATTCTGTTCTAAATATTTAGATATTGATTTTTTAATATTTTCATTACCAACATAATTCTCTAACTTAGATGGTCTATATTTTTCTACTAATAAACTATTCTCCATACTCTCCGTAAATACTATATTTCTTTTCTGGTTCTGGTATTACTTCTGTCTCTGTTGAATCAATTGCGTATAAATTACTCTTTAATGGTTCTAATTTATAACTACCTTTAAAACCTGTTTTAACCATATATGCTTCTAAACAATCAGTTAGTGTTTTATGTATAGGGCCATCTGGTTCATTTGCAACTAATCTCCATTTATCGCCCGGAGGAACTCTCCGAGCGATTAGGATATTTTTTTCTTCAATCTTTATAGCCATAATATACGAAACTACTTTGACTCAGCCACAGATGCTTTTTTATAATCTGTGATTACTCGTTTAATAGCTTGTGCTGCTTTTCTAGCTCGTCCTTGACTTGCTTTAGTAGTTCCTACGTGTTCTGCTGCTAAGATATTGAAGTTCTCTTCAATAATCTCAAAAATTTCTTGTTTTGTCATTCTTTTTTATTTATTTATTAATTATTAATTTACATCATACCCATCATTGGGTCTATTTGTTGTTGTTGATTATCCTCACTAGGTTCATTAACTACAGTACATTCTGTTAATAAGACAGTACCTGCTACTGATGCTGCATTTTGTAATGCTGTTCTAGCTACTTTGGTAGGATCAATAATACCTGCTTCTTTCATATCAACGGCTTCATCAGTTTTAATATTATACCCTAACCAACCATCATTTTCAGAATTAACCAAACTATCTGCTAAAATTTGTCCTTTAACATTATCATACCCCGCATTAACTAGAATTTGATTAAAAGGTTTTTTACATGCTTGTACTACAATTGCAGCCCCCGTTGATTTAACTTCTATACCTGATGATGCATATAGTAATGCTGTTCCACCTCCAGGTACTATTCCTTCTTCGATAGCTGCTTTTGTTGCATGTAATGCATCATCTACTCTATCTTTTTTCTCTTTCATTTCTGTTTCAGTGTTTCCACCTACATGAATAATAGCTACTCCTCCTGTGAATTTCGCCAATCTTTCTTGAAGTTTTTCTGTTTCGAACGGTGTTGTTGCTTGTCCGACTTGTTGTTGTAATTCTTCAATACGTGTTTCAATTTCCTTAATTCCTCCTTTTCCATCTACAATGGTTGTTTGTTCTTTTTCTACTGTTACTGTTCTTGCTTCTCCAAACCACTCCCAACTAAATTTATCAAGTTTCATTCCTTTTTGTTTATCAAGAACGATTCCACCTGTTGTTATGGCAATATCTTCTAAAGCTAATTTTCTTCTATCTCCAAAGTCAGGTGCTTTTACAGCACATACTTTCATTGTACCTCTCATTTTATTAACAATTAGGGTTGCTAAGGCTTCATTGTCAATATCTTCGGCTATAATAAGTAAGGATTTACCTTGGTTTGATACTGCTTCTAAAACTGGGAGTAAGTCTTTAACTTGGGTTATTTTTTGATCTGCAATCAGAATAAGGGGGTTGTCTAACGTCGCTGTCATTGTAGTATTATTTGTGACAAAATATGGTGACTTATAACCTCTTTCAAACTGTAACCCTTCAACAGTTTCTAAATACGTCTCACCCGTACGCGATTCTTCTATGTGAACAACCCCTTCCATTCCTACTTTATCAATGGCGGTAGCAATTAATTTTCCAGTTTCTGGATCGTTATTTGCAGATATAGTTGCTATTTGTTCTAATTGTTCTTCTCCTGAGATGTCTTCTGATATATTATTTCTAAGATTTTCTACTACTTGTTTTACTGTGGTATCAATATCTCTTTTTATTTGGACCGCATTTTCATTATTATTTAATGCATTTAATCCTGCTTTTACCATTTCACGAGCTAGTAAAGTAGATGTAGTTGTACCATCACCTGCTTTTTCAGCTGTTTTGATAGCAGCTTGTTTTACTAACTGTACTCCTAATTCCTGTTCTGGGTTAGATAAAGAGATAGATTTTGCAACTGTGACTCCATCTTTAGTTGATTGTGGGGTACCATTATCATTAGCAATAACTACATTTCTTCCGTTTGGTCCTAATGTTGATACTACAGCATCTGCAAGGATATCGATTCCTTTTACTAAATTTTCTCTAGCGGTTCCGCCTAATGTTACTTGTTTACTCATGAGTTAGATCTTTAATTTCTTCTTTAGTTAAATTTTCTTTTGTTTCGTCTAATAATTCACCTATACTAGCTGATTTATTTACTTTTGCAAGAATTTGGTTTTCAGGACCTACATAATATTCTTCCCCATTATAAGGTAGTTTAGTAAATCCTTGAGTTGGTAAAATTACTTTTTCTCCAACTTCTAAGGTTGTAGGAATAAAATCCCCGGTTAAAGTTGATTGCCCCGGACCTACTGAGACTACAATACCCATTTCATTTTTTTCTTTTCCTAAGTCAGGGACAATAATATTTCCAACAGTAGTTTCTTCTGATTCTATTGGTTTTACAATAACAGCGTTAAATAGCGCTTCTAATTCCATCTGTATAATTTTTAATGTTAGTACTTATTTTTGTATATTTGTTAATATATTCTTCTAAACTGTCAAAATTTTCCATGCTAGCTTTTAAAGTAGCTATTTTTTGTAATGCATGTTCAAATTTAGCATAATAATATAATGATTTTTCATAGGTTTTTGCCTTACCTTTAGCCCTAAAATGGGAGGCATCAGATGTCACATTTTGTTTTACAGTATAACTGTATTCATCTTTAGTGATAAAGAAGGGTTCTAGTAAAGGGTCGGTAATAGTCTGAATAGACTTTCTTTTTGTTGTCATATAACTTATTTATTTAGACGTGAATATACGAATAATATTGCGCTAGGACACGCTTTTTTGATAAAACTTTTATTTTATTTTAATTGATTTTGGCTTTTTGGATTCGGCAATTGGAATAAAAATATGAAGTAAGCCATTCTTCATTTCTGCTGTTAAACTTTCAAGTTCCAATTTTGCTGCT